TTACTATCGCTGGACTGCGAATGCGGCTCTCGGCGCGCGCTTCGTTGCGGAGCCGTTATAACACGGGATACGGCTCACGGCGCCGTGAATACGGCGCAAAAGGACTGAGGGTTACAGGCTATGAAGTCAAATCGACCGAGGCTGATCGCCGGGGGCAATTGGAACAATGCCGCGAATGCCGGTTCTCGGTGCCGGAATGCGAATAACTATCGCTGGAATACGAATACGAATATCGGCGCGCGCTTCGTTGCGGATACAGGACTGCGGAAATGAGTAATACTCCTGGCTGGATTTCATGGCCTTGTCTCTGGAAATCCAGAGGCAAAACACATATCGGAGGCGTCGGGCAACCAGTAGCGCAAGCGAACCTTGTCCGTCGCATTTTATAAAACGGATAGAATAATGAAACGACACAGTAACTTATATCAAGTAATCACAAGCGAAGAGAATGTGCGGGAATCCTGGTTGGAAGCCCGGCGGGGCAAATCAAGCAAAAGTGCAGTGCGTCGTTTTGAGCGGGATCTGGATCGGAATCTTCAGCAGATCCGGGAATTACTGATCAACAAAACTTACAAGCCATCTCCCTACACGACCAAGATGATTCATGAGCCCAAGACGCGGCTCATCTACATCCTGCCGTTCGCGCCGGATCGTGTCATCCATCATGTGTTGATGCGGGTAATCGAGCCGATCTGGGAGGGATTGTTTATTTCCGATTCCTACGCCTGTATCAAAGGCAAAGGATTGCACGGGGGCAGCAGACGGACTATGGAGTTTGTCCGCAGGAATCGATATTGCCTGAAGATGGACATCTCGAAATTCTACCCGTCAGTTGATCACGACATCCTCTATGATATCATTCAGCGCAAGATCAAATGCGTTGACACGCTCTGGCTGTTCCGGAAGATCATCTACAGCATCCCGGACGGGAAGAATGTCCCGATCGGAAACTATACCAGCCAATGGATGGGCAATCTCTATCTGAACGAGCTGGATTACTTTGTCAAACATTCCTTGCGCGTCAAGGATTATGTCCGATACTGCGATGATTTCTGCCTGTTCCATAATGACAAAAAGCACCTGGCCCGGCTCGCTTCCGAAATCGAAACATTCCTGGCCGATACCCTGGCTTTAAAACTCAGCAAGAACTCAGTTTTCCCCGTTACTCAAGGGGTTGATTTCCTGGGCTATCGACACTTTCCAACCCACATACTGTTGCGGAAATCCACGACAACAAGAATACGCCGGCGGTTACGCAGATTGCCATCAGCACTAGCGGATGGTCACATCAGTTTTGAATATTTCCGGTCCTGCATCGCTTCCGTCAAAGGGTGGATGCGCTGGGCTAACACACACCATCTACGACTCGCCATGGAATTAGCGGCGCTGGAAAGGATTGTGGAAAATGGAGGAATCGCCAAAGCGGTTTAAAGATTTTGCCAAAGAGCATGTGCCACTGGATGGCGCGAAACTGAAAATTGACGATATATTGAATAAGGAAATAATGGTGATCGGATTCCGAGTCAAAGATAGTAAGTTCATCAAGGCTAACGCACCGACATGCCTGACCATACAGTTCACGCTGGGTGATGAACGACACATAGCATTTACCGGGAGTCAGGTGTTGCTCGATCAATGCAGGTCCTACGAAACCGAGATCCCGTTTCTGGCCACAGTAAAGAAGGTGGATAAGTATTATACGTTTACGTAATCGATGGGGATATTGGGATTAATGAATAATCTCTAAAATACTATACTGCGAAGGAGAACTATCAATGAATCTTTTTACAAAAATTGAATTATCGTTACTGCGGATTTTTGTGTATGCCATTATTTTGGCCCCTTTGTGCCTATGGGGAGTAAGAGAAAGCGTTGACGTGGAGCCTGTGGTGACAACATGGAATATGTATATAACCCCTATAGCGGTGGGAGTATCCACTGCTGTGATAATGATATTTATCAGCCGCCTATTTAAGCGCCAGGATAGCAAGGACGAAGAAATTAAAAAATTGTCAGCGGAAAAAGAGACACTCAAGGAACAAAATATACATCAGTGGCGTGAAACATATACCGATACTCTATGTGCGATAAAGAATTCTGTGGACAGGATTGAAACAGCCCTCAATGAAAAGGTTGACAAGGAGGATTGCATCAGGGAATCTGGAAATCAATGGAATGCTATTAATAAGTTAAGGAAAGCATAATCATCGGCCATAGTAGCGTCGCTGATTGTAAGATATTCCAATGGAGGTGAGAACAATGAGCAGAAAAATTGATGAATTAACACCCGGTATGCAAATTAAATATTTCAAGTTTGATGCAGCGATGAAAGCGGCAGGAATTCCGTATATGATTACATGTACTTCGCGACTCGTGAAGGAGCAGATAGCACTTTACGCGCAAGGAAGAAACACTCTTGATTATGTCAATACTCTTCGTCAAGCAGCAGGGATGCCGTTTATCACGGAAAAGGAAAATAGGAAAGTTACCTGGACTCTAAAATCCAGACATCTTATTGACTTGGATGACGAGAATATAGAAAACGACAAATCGGAAGCATTCGACATAGCGATTACAAAAGACGGGAAGCCAGTCTGGGATGTAAAGGTGGATGTAGACAAAGATTCTATCCCTGACTACGAAGAAGCAGCAAGGATAGGAGAATCGGTTGGACTGATTGCGGGAGCCCGGTTTAAAAATAAGGACTACCCACATTTTCAAGACAGTTAAGGAGGAACAATCATGGGAATCATGGGAATCAATGTGGACGTTGGAACAGTATTTAGCGGACTTGGCACGCTGGCGAAGGATATTCGCTCAGCTATAACCGGGTCTGAACCTATTGACGCAAATAAGGCGGCAGAGCTGTCCGTCAAAGTACAAGAGCTTGAAATGGGGATTGAAAAAACAAGAATCTCCGTAATGCTTGCCGAAGCGGGATCCGCGGACCCCTGGACATCGAGGGCGAGACCCTCTTTTTTGTATGTGTTTTATGTCGTTATCATTGTCCTTGTCCTGGCTGCGCCACTTGTCGGGGTGTTCTTCCCTACACAGATGACACAGTTTTACGTAAACGTTGCAGCAGGATTCAAGGCTATTCCAGAGGCAATGTGGGCGACTTTTTCCGTGGGCTATTTGGGGTACACGGCGGCACGGCAATATGGGAAATCGAAAGGTTCTGATCAATAAAAACACTTGGACCTTTACCTGTGGTGAGTTTATTGCTCTATATATAGTTGATTATAAATAGTATTATACTAAAGCGCATAACTCTTAATCAGTAGGTTCGGGGTTCGACTCCCCGGCGGCTCACCAATAGTAAGGGGTTGCGAGTATTCGTAACCCCTTTTTTCTTACCACACTCACCACATCTCACCACGGACGTTTTTTTGTGGTGACTTATGATGATGAAGGAGGAGGAGATTACTTATTGAGGTGATCTACGGCTTGTCTCATGGTTGCCATTGATACGTGCGCGTAGATCTGTGTGGTAAGAACAGATCGATGCCCGAGTAGCTTTTGAATTATTCTTATGTCGGTTCCAGCATCAAGTAAATGACTGGCAAAACTGTGTCTGAATTGATGTGGAGTGACTTTCTTTTCTATCCCCGCATTCTTTAATGCCGTCTTCAATGGCGTGCGTATGTCTGTCAGGGCCCCGTCCAGCTCCTTACCATTTTTTTTCGTCATCCGCGACGGGAATAGCCATTTGCCAGTCATGTCTAAATCGGCCAGTATCGCTCTCAGATCGTCCACAACGGGCACAATCCGCTCCCGGCCTCCCTTTCCCCTTATCCGCAGGTAACTCTTGTCCTGGGCTAAATCTGACGGTTTCAGATGCGTTACTTCATCCTTCCTCAACCCGCAGTAATACATTGTGGCAAACAAGGCTCGAGTTGTTCCGGGCATGGCGGAAAGAATACTCACCACCTCACCACAATTCAAAGTGCTCGGAAGCTTCTTCTTAAATGGCAGAGCTTCGAATTTTTCCGGCAGGGAGCATAGGTTTTGCTTTGCTCCCCATTTGATCATGGCGGAAAGGCAGAGCAGTTCAAGGTTGATTGCCCGATTGACTGTGGGCCTTGTCGTGGTTTCCTTCCTGTGTTTCTTGTAGGCGGTAATAATGTTGCTGTTGATGAAATCGGGCTGCATATTGCCAAAAAAGGGCAGTATGCGATTCCAGAACATCATCTTTTTTTCTTTCAGGGTTTTTGGCGACTGCTGCATCTCAACCCATTTGAGGTATTCTGCCGCGATCATGTCGCAGGTGTGGGCCCCGTGTTTCGCGGGCTTGTGGAATTGCTTCTTTAATTCTCTCTCATAGGCAAGGGCTTCATCGCGCGCGCCGTGATAGGTGAGCATGTGCCGGGGGCTGTCCCTTCCGCCCTCTCGGAAATCGATGGTATGCTTATTTGATGACTGTGATCGGACTGACATTTATCCTACCCAGTCTTGCGCTTCTGTCTCTCGTAGAGATTTGGATTCGATGGATACGATCCGGCTCATTATAATTTTATCCTTTAGTTGGCGTTCAGCTTTTTTTTGATTTGTCCCAAGTCCAGTACACGGCGGCAAAAGTAGCCATGCTTACGATGATCCGCAACCAAGCAGCCTCAGGCCAAGCTTCTTTTACCAACGTATAAATCACCACTCCCAAAAAAAAGACACCCAACGAAAACAGCCACTGTTTCATGATTTTCCCCTTGTTCTCTCTTTATCTTGGGATTGTCTTTATACAGTCACCGGTAGCCCAGTCCCACTTCACGCATTCATCATCTGATGATAAATCCATATAGAGTCCAAACGAACTCAAAATTAAGACTGCGAATATAATAAAAACAGGCACCCCAATCAAACACCCGATGTAAGCCCACCCACCCGATATTTTGAATCGGCTGACGAGAAAAAAGAAACCAACATAAGATCCTATGACAATCAGAAATAATGGCATGTATTACTCACGCATGTATTACTCACGCTTATCTTTTTCCATTCATATTAATCTGGGCGCTGGCGATACTCCCAACTGCAAGGTGCGCAGCAAATTTCCTTAATGCGTCTTAAAACATACATGGAAAATGTTTTTTTCACACCGGAACTCTATTATGCGGTTGAACCGCCGCCGGTATGATGGTTTAAATTTCTGATCCTTTTTTCTTCTTTCATTTTTTTTGTTTTCGTCACGCCTCGTCACTGACGTCTCAAATGCGTCGATATTCTGCAACAGTGCAGTAGCCGTTTTTTCATCTCCGGACTCGAGTATTTTTTTCACCGCCTTACATGCCTTCTGAGTTTCCTCCGTCCATCCGCACATGAAATTCTCACCGGGATCAACACCGGTTAACAGCCAATCGAAAGAGCAGTTAAATATCTCACATATCTTAGATATTGCATCGAAATTTGGGTTGATTCCCGGTTTTTTCCATCGCGTGAAAGCATCCCTCTGACTAATTTTATCGTTAAATACACGTTCAACACCCTGACAATGCATATCAGTTAATAGCCTTATATTATTAAGGAATGTATTTTTGTTATATTTCATACAAATTTCTCGTATATTTTGCTTGACACATACAATATATTTGTGTACTTATTCATTTCATCGTCATTATTTCTTTAAATCTTTAACCAAGGAGGTCGGTCATGAACACGTGGCAACGTTTTCTCGATGAAACCATTCCTTCCCGCGAAGAGCAGGAAGAACTCCGGCATTTTTTTGGAGAGCATCTCATGTGTCGCCCCCAGCCGGAGACGTCCGCAGCATCGTTTGATACAGACCTGAGTTGAGCCATGCGCGGATTCCCTCTTTCTGTCCACGCAATTATCTTCCGAAAAACCTTTCAGAAAGGATTTGAATAAATATGTCTGATCTGGTCACAGGGCACCTCCCTGACATCAATGAGCTTAGAAAAAACATTAAAATAAGAATGATCGAGCTCGGTCTCGATAATCATAAAACTGGCGGATATCGTGGACTCCTTCCGCAATTGAGTGAGCATACGGGGAGGCGCATCAGCGCGCAGATGCTTTCCAACGCGATCACCGGCTACCAGTCCGGGAAATCGGCTCACGATCTCCTGGCATCGATGAAAGAGATTCTGGATTCTCTGCCGCAGGAATAGGGCTTAATCATTCTATTGGTGTAATTATACACGAAGATAATGGGGAAATCAAATATTTGTCGATTGGTGAGGAATCTGTCTTATGAAATGTCATACTAAAGATACCGAAAGCCCACGGAACACGTACCGGATGTCACCGGAGGTGAAAGCCGCTCTTATCGCCGATTTACAGTCGAGCCCGAATCTGTGCATAGATAAGTCGCTGGCTTTGGAATACGACTACAGCGAAAAGTCTATTGAGAAAATCAGGCGTGATCATACACATATCAGATTCACATCGGGTAAAAACGACCACCTGCCGCTGGCTCTCAAAGAAACGCTCATAACGCTGGTTGATCCATCAAAAAAATTGAATCTGTCTGAACTCGCCCGGGTGCATAACTGCCGGGAGTCAACGCTATCCGGCATCCGGAGAAAATATTACGGCCGGCAGCGCCAGGCCACCCTCCTCGCTGCCGATCGGTTTCCCTACCTCTCAATTCTCAGGCGTGCGCTGGAACCCTACCGCATCGCCGCGACAAACCTTGGCATGCCGCTCGACGACGTGCTGCAGGCGTTCGCGGAATACAAAAGAATTCAAAAGATATTCGGGGCCACTGCCATGGAAGACGGAGATAACATCTCCGCCGGACGTGTCCCAATTTTAAACACATGGAAGGAGGAAGCCATATCATGTTCAGGTTAGACAAAGACGTTATCGTCCAGAGCGCCATAGAGAAGAAAAAAGAGGAAATGCTGGGGGACTTGATGGTCTCCGCCGGTACACTCAAAAAACGCGCCTGGGAATTTCAAAACAACTCCTGCGAGGAAACGCTGGACAACCTCTGCGAGTGCATGGCCGCCATGGTCTTAACGCTGAACCAGGCCATCGTCGTCACGTCGGTACACAAGACCTTCAACCATTTCAAAAAAAAGATGGCGACACTCAAGGCATCTACGAATGCGTGTACAGAGGCTGTCTCAATCAACACAATACCACACACCCAAGCTGAGGGTGGGGAGGCACAAAACCATGTTGCTGCATCTTGAATCGATCAGACAATCGCCCTGGCATAAGGTGCTCAGTATCGCTGATTACCTCTGGGTATGGGCCTGTCTCATGATCATAGCATCGAGCCTGGTTGTTTGTCTCATAGGCATTGCCTGTGAACTGTTGAAACAATGGGGGATGGCATGAATTCCTACCTGAAAAGAAACGAAGTAAAAGAAAACCGGTGGCATACATGGCTTATCGTGCTGCTGGTGGTACTGGCACTTATCTATTATTCACCGGGCCTTCTTCGATTCTTTTCTTCACTCATCACTCCTTTACAGGGGCCGACCCTGTGCCTCGGCGAAAGCGGAAACAGGGCATTTAAAATGGTGCCGCAACAGATGGCACACAGGTGCAACAATGCGCTTAAGAAACAAGTATTGCGTGACCCTGAACATCGCCGGAGAGGTATTTGACATATATCTCCATGCCAGCGATCCGGACCGGGCTGAAACGCTCTCCCGGATCCGCGTTGCAAAACAAAAGGGTCTGATCCCCAGCCCCTGGGCTGTCAGGGTCAGTGATTGCAGGGTCAGATTAATTGAACATCGGGTCCAGTCATAGGGAAGGGCTCGATACCGAAAGTCTTTAAAACGGCCTATCCAGCGCCACAGGGATAGGCACTATGAAAGGCACTACCGCAATGAGTAATATCGAAGAACAGATGCGCACCATGGAAAAGAAAATTGATATCGTCCTGGGTATCCTGGGCTACGGCAGGACAAAGTCACACACCCAGATACAACGAGAGGCAGGGGAGACGGTTAAACGGCTGCATTTGATGGCCTTACAGAGAGAAAAGAAGAAGGAGGCTAAAGGTGACGATGGTAATTAATCCAAAGGAAAACCAAGATAACCAAGAATGGCAGGGCAAGACGGGTCCCGGAATATACGAGGTCACCGGCGCCGCGATCGGGCAGCTGGTGGACGTCAAGAACAAAGCATATGGCCGGGCGTTTGACTTTGCCGGATCCATCCTCGCAATTCTTTATCCCAACGGCATTCGACCCGAACAGTATAAAGACCTGGGCGCGATGATCCGCATTCTCGACAAATTCTTTCGTATTGCCACTTCCAAAGATGCTCTGGGCGAGTCGCCCTGGACAGATGTCGCCGGTTATGGGTTGCTAATGAATCGGGGTTATCTTCCACCAGCTGGAGAAGCTATTGTCCGGGGACAAAATGATGAGCGATGATAATTCGAGGAAAATGAAATATCTGGAGATTGTCACGATCGGCCAAGGTCCGGATCTGGCCAAGGGCATGCTGACTGTAACCATCGCATTGAAGGATGACAAGGGAGAATCATATTACACGCACCTGGTCACGCGAGACAATTATGCTCACTCAACCCGGAAGACTATAGAGCGGCTAAGTCGGGTGAAATTTCCGCCAGTGCCTGATTCTGGTAACGAAATTGTCAAAATCAATCAAACGAAATGAAACAAATAAAGATCAAACCCGGAATCGTCATTTTGTCCCCCTGGTACAACACCAGGGAGGCGGCGGCGCACTGCGGTATGGCCCGGTCGACATTCATGTATAAGGCGCATATCACGGGACTACCCAGCGCAGGCGACGTGAGGAATAAACGATACAAGGTTGAAGACCTGGACCGATGGATCAGCAATGGTTTTCGGTATCCGGGAATGGAGAATAGCAGCAGCGGCTGAATGCCGTGATCATTAATAAGTTAAAAAAATAAGGAGGTCGGAAATGAATTTACTGCCAGGACAAGATTACATTATTACAGAAAATTTGACGTTAAAGGTCGAGGATTCGAAGGATCAAGGCGCAATAGGTGGATTTCACACACTGTGCGCTGATGTCGGAAATATTCCCGGTCATCCGTTAAGCGGATTTTATGCCGGTGATCCGATACCATATTCGCTGTGGAATCAGCATCACCGGGCGGGATGTAAAAGCAATGCCGGAATGGTGTATGACGACGTTCGAGATTTGTGGGTTGATATCTACCTTTTTTCTTCCGCAAACCGAAATATCATCCATGAAACATTGGAGAATTACAAGGATATCGGAATGAGGTGTGGGAAGCGGTTGCCCACCCACGAGGAATTCTCATCACTCGCCGAGGGCTCCAACGAATTGACTAATATCCGGGGAAGCAAATACACTCCCATATCTGGTGGAAATATCGATACCCAGGGACGGCGGATGATCAGCAATATCGGATGCGAGGACTGTGCGGGACTGATATGGCAATATCTGTTATCTTTAGATCCAGCCGATCCCGAATATACGCTGTTCGCCGGGGGCTATTGGAACGATGCCGC